CCCAGCGTATACGCAAGAAGGTAGTATACTAACGGTATATCCTGCAACTTTTAATTTAGCTAATGAGATTGATGCTTCTTACTTCAGATATCCAAAAGATCCTAAGTGGACGTTCACTACATTAACTAATGGTGAGCCTGTATTCAATCAGTCTCCTGGATTGGGGTACCAAGACTTCGAGGTTCCTGTCGAGGATGAAATAAAATTAGTTTCAAAGATTCTTCAGTACGCTGGTATGTCTATACGTGATATTGAGGCAGCTCAGTTTGGTGGCATTGAAGAACAAAAACAATCTGTATAATCATGGCGTACATTACTCAACAGAAATATTACGAGAACAATGGGGTTGCACCTACAGATCAGAACTGGGGATCCTATCAGTACGTTAGTTTACAGGACATTGTCAACAACTTTATGTTGATGTATGCTGGCAACCACTCTTTGATAAATAATGAGGAGCGATATAAAATTCTGTTCCATGCCAAGAGAGCAATACAAGAACTAAACTATGATGCGTTTAAGCAAATAAAAGTTCTTGAGTTGACTGTTGACGATACACTTAAGTACATCCTACCATCAGACTATGTCAATTGGGTTAGAGTAAATCTATATAAGGATGGATACTTAAGACCATTGACTGAGAACATTCAGGTGCTTTCTGCTAAGGCATACTTGCAGGACCAGACTGGCAAGATTCTTTTTGATGCTCAAGGTAATGCATTGTCACCTGAATTCTCTCAGATTGACTTACAAAGATTAGAGGGTACCAAGAAGAGTATTTATTTAAATCCAGACAGCAGATACGATGGTGAAGAAGGATGGGACTTAGGTGGAGGAGAGTGGTGCTTCGAATATGGATTGGGCCAGAGATATGGTCTTAATACTGAGACCGCTAACTTCAATCCTACATTTAATGTAGATGCAAAGAGTGGTGTAATTAACTTTAACTCAGACATGTACGGTCAGTCAGTTATCCTAGAGTACATATCAGATGGTATGGAGAACGGAGACGACTCACTAATAAGTGTGAATAAATTGTTTGAAAAGTTTATTTATGCGTACATTATGTACGAAATTCTAAGCACCAAACTTGGAGTTCAAGAATACATTGTTGCTCGTGCAAAAAAAGAGAAGACCTCTCTTATGAGAAACTCTAAAATCAGATTAAGCAATATCCATCCGGGCAGATTGTTAATGAACCTACGTGGCTTGGATAAGTGGTTGAAATAATATGGCGAATTTTACAAGGAATTTCATAGCTGGTAGAATGAATAAAGTCGTTGATGAACGACTTATTCCTGATGGAGAGTATATTGATGCTCTTAATGTTCGCATGGGTTCTACGGAGAAATCTGAGATTGGTGTAATTGAGAACACAAAAGGAAACACCAAACTAACCACAATAAAGTACATTAATGGGACAGCACTTAGTGCATCTGCAAGGTGCATAGGGACCATTACTGATAGCACAAGTGAGACTGTCTACTGGTTTATTCATGACTCTAACTTTGGAGTTGGTGCTACTGGAAAGCTGGATATGATTGTATCATTTAACGTATACAATAATATACTTACGTATCACGTTATCAGTATCAACAATGGGGGTGGTGTAAACACTACGCTGAACTTTAATCCTGGGTATCTTATTACTGGGGTCAGCATTATAGATGACCTTCTATTTTTTACTGATGATTACAACCCCCCTAGGTTTATTAATAGGTTCAAAAACTATCCAGACCCTGTAGGGAACATTGACCAGTTTAGTGCTGAGTCTATTCTTGTTATCAAGAAACCACCAGTAGCTTCTCCGAGTGTTGAACTTATCAATACTGGAGAGGAAGAGAACTACCTAGAGGGTAGATACATTTGCTTTGCGTACCGATATTGGTATGAGAATGACGAGTACTCAGCTACTTCTCAATGGTCAGCTCCTGCATTCCAGCCAAGACCTTTTGACTTTAGTTTGAACAGCTACCTAAATGAAGGTATGCAGAACCAGTTTAATACTGCTATTATAACCTACAACACTGGAGGTCCATTAGTAAAAGGTATTGACTTGTTGTTCAAGGAGATGGACAACAATACCATCAACGTAATTGAGAAGTTAGACAAGTCTGATCTTGGTCTAGTTGACAATACAAATCTTACTTACAGGTTTACTAACAGCAAAATATTTACTACGCTTGATGAGCGTGAGCTACTTAGACTTTACGATAACGTACCATTACTAGCTAAAGCCCAAACTATTATGGGTAATAGACTTATGTATGGTAACTATGTAGAAGGGTTTGACATGATTGACGCTTTTGGTCAGCCAATTCAGCTAGATTATTCTACTGCATTGATATCAGAGGAAGTAGGAAACACTGAGATTACTGATTTCCTTAGCACAGGTACCTATAATTTTGGCTCTTCTCAAACGATCACTGACTCAGTGGTATACTTAGACCTTGGAGGATTTGAACTCGTTACAGGGGCCTCTATTACTGTCGAGATGTCTTTTGGTCATCAGCAGTTTGCAGGCAGTACCCCGTTCCCTAATGAGACCAATGAAAATGTGTCTCTTACTTTTTCATTTGTGTTGTCTAAGTCTTATAACTCAGTGTATGAGTTAGCAAGTAGTGCAGAGTTTCAGGAAGCAATTGGTGTAGCTGGAGAGATTAAGCCTGTAGTTGACTCATGTGATGGTACCACGTTTACAGATCAATTCAACTGTGCTCTTCAGAATAACCTAACTAGATCTACACCACTAACTCCATTAATTAAATATCAAAGTGGAATTGGGTCTGCTGGTCAGGGGATTGGTATCATAACAACACCTGCTAGTCCATTAATTGGATTGCAGTTACTTACCATGAGGTATGTTGACAATACAACTACACCAACAGTAAATGTGTACGAGTACTACTCTTATAGTTTCATTGAAGCATACTACCAGAAGATTAATTCTCCTAGAAGTTTGCATAGCAACAGAGGTTATGAGATTGGCATTGTTTACATGGATGAATTTGGTAGATCAACTACCGCATTGGTTAGTGCGAACAATACTGTAAACGTACCTTGCTCAGCATCAGATACTAAGAACTCTATTCAGGTAACTATACCAGTGGCTCAGCGTGTGCCTTACTGGGCTACCAGATACAAGTTTGTTATCAAGCCTGACGAAGAAGGATACGATACCATCTTCAGCAATATCTTCTTTAATGATCCACTGACTAACAATGTTTACTTCTTACTTGAAGGAGAGAACGCCAGAAAGGTACAGCAAGGAGATAGACTTATTGTTAAGGCTGACACTAACGGATCTACCAATAGATGTATCTACACTACTATTCTTGAGAAGGAAGCAAAGGCTGAGGGATTCCTTGAGATTCCAAGCACAGCAGATCCTACGACTAACATATTAGTTCCTTCTGGATTGTACATAAAGATTAATCCAAACAACTTCTCTGTAGTTAAAAGTCAGGATTCAATTGTTACTCCTGGTACTGTTGATGTGGAAGAGAACCAAGGTGGTGATTTCCCAATCCTAGAGTATCCAATGAGTGTATACAATGAGGCTGACGAAATATGGGAAGACATTGACATACCTGCTGGTAGTAGAATAAAGATGAACATTAAGTTCCAACGTAGAGGTACCGGTAAAGGTAACCGTAAATGCGGAACAAGAATATACACACTAGAGAAAACTCTTATTGCATCTGCTGACTATGAGAACATGGTTGACTGGTTCGATGGAGATAATGTAGAAGTGGTTTTAAATGAGGGTATTAGTGATCTTGGTGCTGGTGAATGTGCGATTAATAACGTATACATTCCAACTCCAGCGGCAAACAATCAAGACCTAGACCCTGAGGTATGTACAAACTTTTACAGATTCTATAGATATCCAACTGCTTCAGGAAATCCTGATTCAAACAAGCTTGTACTATTGATGTCTGGTACAGTTCGTTGTACCGGTACACTTGCTAAAGAGAAGAGACGTTCTAGTATAACTGCTACGTTTGAGATATTCAAGGCTGACACTACAGTTATATTTGAGACTCAGCCATCTCCTGCTTTGCCTGACATATTCTTTGAGAACGAGTTGTCGTTCCCTATTGTTAATGGATTCCATACAGGAAACGTACAGACTCAAACATCTTCGCTTCCTGCTATTATTGATACCAACTTCTTCAATTGCTTCTGCTATGGAAACGGAGCTGAGAGTTATAAGATCTTGGACTCAATTGTTGGTAAACCACTAGCATTAGGCAACCGAGTTACAGCAATCGCTGCTCAAGACTACAAGAGAACTAGAAGATTTGCTGACATTACTTATAGTGGCATTTATAACTTTGAGTCGAATGTCAATAAGCTAAATGAGTTTAACCTTGGCTTGTTTAACTACAAGTACCTTGAGGTAGCATTTGGGCCAATCTATATCCTAGATGGTAGAGAGACTGACGTGCTTGTACTACAGGAGGATAAAATATCTTACGTGCTTGCAAGCAAGAACTTGATATCAGACTCTACTGGAGGAGGTGCTATTGCTTCTGTTCCACAAATACTTGGCACACAAATAGCAAGGACTGAAGAGTTTGGTATTAGCTTCCATCCAGAGAGTTATG